CATGGGCGTCCTTAACGCTGGCTATTAGCACAGCTGGCAGCATTTTTCAATGCCCCTATCGGAGATACAACATGCTCAAGGAACTAGTTACTCAAATACTGCGCCTAGTCATCGCAAACACCCTCCTTCGGGTGCGCGGTTGGCTATGGCGTTGGTACAAGAGCGATCGGTTCTCGGGCTCACGCCCGCCGAGGGTTGTATCGAAGAACTCACGTCGGTCCCATAAGGGGGCTCCGTGAGCTCAGGTACTTCTGGATCTTCCGTGATCTCCTCTCCACCTTATGGGATTCATTCCTATAGGTCTTGGTCGGGCGGTGATGGAAAGTATGAATCCTACGATGGCTTTTTGAGGTCAAAGTGGAATTCATATGCGTCTCACAAACGCGCCAGTAGAGTATCGGGTCTTATCGGGTTTCGATGCCCGATGGGTCACACGGTTTCTTACCAAGTTCAAAGCGCCCCTTGGTGGGGTACTTGTGGACTACCGTTAGTGACTGACTCGGAGAATGTAGACCGTTTGAATAAACTTCTCGCTAAGGTGAAGGGCCACAGCTTTAACGCTGGAGTCACTGCATCTCAGGCGGGTCAGTTTACGTCGATGGTCTCTTCTACCCTGGGCAAGCTAGGCCGTTCTATCATGGCTCTGAAGCATGGCGATTTCGCTACTGCTGCAAGGCAATTGGGAGCGGCTCCGAAAACATCTAAGCTGAAAGGCTCAGATATATCGGGACGTTGGCTTGAACTCCAGTACGGTTGGCTTCCTTCTATTGCGGATGTCTATGAGGCTGCTAAAGCCTTTGAGGCACTGAGCGCGGGCCCTAAAAAATCCCGATTCTCAGCTTCTACGCAACGGTCCAAGTCAAAGGTATACCCTTCATCCACCTTTGGTGGTGATCGGGTAACAGTTAAGGGAAAGTACAGCAGGACATACACTGTTGAAGTGTATGAGGAGCTGGGCTTCTCTCGTCAGCTGGGTCTTGTGGACCCCCTGTCGATTCTGTGGGAGAACGGCCCGTATAGTTTCGTGGTGGATTGGTTTTACCCTATTGGGTCTTACCTCTCTGTACTCAACCAGATACCGAAGATAAAAGGTCGGTGGATGGTTACGGACTATGCGGAGTGGAGCACCTCTGGGTGGTCTTGGAACGCTGGATCCCCATATCCTTTCTGCCCGACGCATTTTGGCCAACAGTTTACCTCGGTGGTTTCTAAACCATCCGTAGAATATTCTGAGGTTAATTGTGTTCGGGACAGTCTTGGTGGTTCAATCTCTATTCCCACGCCATCTGTTAAGGTGGTTGGGAGCGTTCACGGCACTCGGATAGCTAATGCTATTGCGTTGGCCGCTCAACGTTTTTTGAGTTAACCCATTAAGGCAATTCCGCCTTAATGCTTTCACAAGAATAGGAGTCAGACTATGTCTGCAATGACGAACATCCTCGTTAAGGACGACGCAAATCCCGTTGTGGAAATGACGTTCGTTCCCGTCACCGATAAGGATGGCGTGCCTTTCTGGCGTACTAATACCGCAGGCGTCCCTTTTGAGGGTCAAATGCGGCTTTGGATGTCCGAAGAGCAGGTTAAATCCGGCGCTTACAAGCGCACGGTGAAGCTCGAGGTCCCCGTGATGGAGACTTTGGGGACTGCGGGAACTTCCGCGGGTTACCAGGCCGCGCCTAAGGTTGCCTATGTTGAGACGCACATTCACACGTGCTACTCTCATCAGAGGTCGACCCAGGCCGATCGGGCCAACTCGCTGAAGATGGCTGTTGGCGTTCTGCAGGGCGCTAGTTCTACCACGGCAACCGGTATTCTCACGCAATCGAGCGTGGCCGATTCCTGGAAGGCTAGTGTCAATCTGCCGGCCGTCAATTTCCTGATTAATGGCGGGATTCCTACGTAGGAAGTCCTTCCGGATCAGGTGCCATGTAATTTTTTACCTAGTTGACTCTGCGTCTCGTACGCAGGAAGGAGTTCATTATGAATGACTGGACTAGTCCGCGTTCCAGGGAAGAGAATATTCGATTCCTTTCCG